TCTATATATACGTAACATCAACAACATGTCCTTCACCACCAGGGAGTCGTTCCAGAAGAACATCTTCATCTTCTCGAAGGGGTACGAGATGAAGATGGAGGTCGACGAGGAGATCGTCAACGTGGAGGTGTTGAGGTACATCACCGAGGACGAGCTGATGCTGCTGAGGGGGATCATCATCACGCCGAGGGAGATGTTCGTCTGCAGGACGCTCAACAAGGACAAGTTCTCCAAGGACAACATAATCAACTACATGGCCGACGCCGAGAAGATGAGGTTCCACTTGGAGATGGACAAGGACACGTGCTTCTCGCCGTCGTCCCGCGCCTACAACTTGACCCACAACTACTACCACACGAAGGAGAGGGACAACGAGGGCAACGTCATGAGGAGGTACGAGCTGTCCCCCTACGAGTACATGAAGTCGATGAACGAGGCGATGTTCACGGACAGGGTCATCTCGAGGTTCAACCCGTCGATGTCCGAGATGGAGGTGTACAGGAACTTGTTGCAGGACTACAGGCTGTTCTTCCCCTGCGGGGAGATGAAGGAGTCGAACTTCGAGGACATGATCCAGAAGTCGTCCAAGGTCAACGAGGTGGTGGAGGAGTTCTACAACTCCGAGTTCTTGTTGAAGAAGTACAAGGAGAACGAGAAGGGGTTGATGGACTTCACCGACGCCTCGACCTACTTCAACGACCAGTTGCAAGAGAAGTTGACGCTCAAGAAGATCAACAGGTGGATGCACACCAGGCACAACATCTTCGGCGTGGCGGTCTGCATGGAGATGTCCTGGCAGGTGTACTCGGAGTTCGACGTGGACGTCGCCTCGACGTTCAACTACAACGGGTCGGAGAGGAGGCTGACCCCGGACTACTTCGTGGAGACGGAGGACAAGATCTACCTGATCGACTTCGCGGTCACCGTCGGCAACGCCTCGTTCATCAGGGAGAAGAAGCAGAAGAGGTACAGGGCCCTGGCCGACGACTTGTCGAGGCACTTGGGCAAGGAGGTGGTGGCGGACGCCGTCGTCTGGAGGATCAACGAGATGGACAACATGCAGATCCCGTCTTTCATGGAGGGCATCAGGGAGAACTTGATCAACAACGAGATGCTGAGGAACATGAGGTTGATGCACTTGAAGTTGATCAACATGGAGAACTACAACCTCTTCGCGAAGAACCTGGACATCGACCTGGTGGACTGGGAGGAGAACGCCGAAATAAAGTACGAGTCCTACACGATGCTGCTGTCCGCGATGTTGGACTTATACAAGCTCGAGGACAAGAAGACGAACGACATCGCGATCTCCAGGAACAAGGCCCAGAAGGGCGAGAAGATCATGTTGAAGAACATGGAGTTCATGAACGACTTGAAGGAGAGCTTGAAAATCAACGAGGAGGAGTACTTCTTGACGACGTGCGAGACCATGGCCAACATGATAAAGTCCGACTCGATCCCGGAGTACTTGAAGCAGGTCACGACCTTCAACAAGGACAAGGTGTACTACGAGATCCAGAAGCAGAAGGACACCCAGGAGAAGCTCCGGCTGGAGGCGTCCAAGCACTTGAACTTCAAGATCCCCAAGGTGTTCAAGTTCCCGTTCTTCTCCTTCAGGAAGTTCCACTTGGACGAGATCGATAGCTTCATGCACCCGACTTTCGACATCGCCCACGAGTTCAACGACGGCACCATGCTGATCAACGACAAGTTGAAGTGGCTGGACACCGAGAAGATCAACGAGGACACGGACTACCTGACCAAGGGGATCGGGTTCGACGAGATCGAGGACAAGGACATGATCGAGTCCTTGATAGAGTTCATGATGCAGGAGTCCGAGGACAACTCCAACGAGGTCTTCAACAAGGAGATGTCGCACGACAACTTCTACAAGCAGATCTCGAAGACGAGGTTGTGGGAGGTCACCTGCTTCGTGTCCGAGCTGATGGAGAACATCTGCTACCTGGAGGGGAGAAGGCACGTGGTCAACAAGAGGGACGGGCACACGGCCATGAAGAAGTTCGGCAACTACACGTTGCTGGTCCGGAAGGGGTCCAAGTTGACGGCCAAGAACCAGATCAAGTACAAGGTCTTCTGCAACAGGGACTACATCGAGTACTCGGACACGAACATCTTCCACAACTGGTACGCCTACGACGACGACCCGAGGCTGATGCAGACGAAGTGGTTGACGATCTCGATCACCGACCTGAGGCACCTGATCAGGGGCAGAGAGGTGATCATGGCCATCGCCTCGGACTACCAGGACAAGTTGTTGGAGATGTCCAAGATGGAGGAGGTGAACTTCAAGGTGGTCGACAAGGCCCTGGTGACGATGATGTTGGTGTTCTTGGAGCACAAGAGGGGCACGAGCACGTCCTTGCAGATCAACAGGTACCTCTTGCACTCGGCCCTGGGGTACGTGACGTGGAGGGAGAAGCTCGTCAGGGACATCAACAACGACCCCATCAGGAGCAGGTTGGAGAGCTACGTGAGGATCATGCAGCTGAACTGGTACCACATGATGATGTCCAAGGTGGAGGACAACTGGTCCAAGAGGATCATCAAGATGGCGTCCACCGACTCGTCCTACGACAGGGTGTTCATCCCCAGCTTCTTCGACATCAACACCGAGATCGAGTTCAGCATGTCCATGAACGAGATCTACGTCGGGAACCTGTTCGACAAGGAGGCGGGGTTCATGGACCACAGGATCAAGGGGATCGTGTCCAAGATGACCACCGCGGAGAAGCACTACTTGGCGGTGAGGGAGTCGAAGTGGTCCGAGGGGAAGGTGGACGACTTGGAGGAGTTCTTGAACAGCCCGGACGAGTTGCACACGTTCGACTTGAACTTCGTCGTGTCCGCGACGAAGATCTTCTTCAAGAAGAAGTACAACGCGGTCATGCTGATGGACAGCTTGGTCAAGTCGTTGTCGGACACGACGGAGTCCGCGATGATGATGACGTCCTCGCTGATCGAGGGCCCCTACAGGTCGGAGGTGTTGAACTTCAACGAGAAGGTCATCAAGTCGAAGTCGTTCTTGACCTTGTTCGACGAGATAGAGAACTGCTCGACGTTCCTCTTGACGGGGCTCATATCGATGGAGGAGTACGTCGAGGCGATCTTCACCTTGTTCCCCAAGTCGCAGATCGGGGGGCCCAGGGAGATCTTGATCCAGTCGGTGAAGCTCCGGATCATGGTGAAGCTGCTGGAGGTCATCAGCAAGAACTTCAGCGAGAAGCACGAGAAGGAGATGTTGACGAAGCACAGGAGGAAGGCGGAGCTGCAGTCGGACAAGATGACGGCGTTCAAGGACTTGCTGATCTACATGAAGAAGAAGGGGGAGATCTGCCTCTACGGCGCGCTGAACGCGGACGCCACGAAGTGGGCGCCCGGGTTCGTGATGGAGCACTTCGCGTACTTCGTGTACAACTGGGAGATGGACGAGAGGCTGAAGAACTTCATGTGCACCGTCATCGTCTCGTTCAGCTACAAGGTGATGCTCACCCCGGAGTTGCTCAAGACCAAGTGGCTGAAGAAGCCGACGGGGGAGAAGGAGTCCTTGGACTCGGTGCAGGACTTCAGGGAGATGTCCGAGGAGGCCGGCGGCGCGCCGGTCTTGTTCTCGGGGATGGGGCAGGGGATGTTCCACTTCTTGAGCAGCATCTACCACTCGGTGATGGACGACATGGTGGACAAGCTGATCGAGGACATCTTGCTGAAGCTGTACAACACGAGGATCAACCAGACGACCTTGATCTCGTCCGACGACAAGACCAAGATGATGATATTCAACTTCGCGTCGGTCGACCAGGCGGAGGCGTCGATGAAGTGCTACATAAAGGTGGTCGACATGGCGTACAGGTTGGCCAACATCCACAGCAACTGGAAGAAGTCCGCCCTCCAGTTCACCATCACGGAGTTCAACTCGTTGTTCTCCATCGGCAAGAGGATGTGCTGGGCGACCTTGAAGGACCTCTACACGGCGAACATGATCCCGGACTTGACCTGCCCCGAGGAGGCGGTGAACTTCATGATGTCGTCGATCAGGAGGTGCATGGAGCACGGGGTGTACTTGACCACGGTGAAGAACCTGATGTTGATGGCCAGGAACCAGCTGAAGAGGTACTACAGGTACGACAACAACTTGATCAATCAGATGACCATGGAGTTGAACTGCAAGGAGGACCAGCTCCCGACCGTCCTGGGGTTCATCCCGAAGAGGTACATGACCGAGACCCTGATCTTCGGGACCGAGATCCTCATGTTCGACAAGGAGAACTCCGACGAGCTGAACGAGTTCTACAGGAAGATGTACACCGCCTCGTCCGACACGAACTTGAAGAGGTCCAGGAAGTACGTCCCCTTCGACGACACCGGCTCGGGCAAGTTCTGGTTCGAGTTGCCGACCAGGTTGGACAAGAAGTTGATCGAGTTGAAGAAGGACTTCTACGAGAAGAGGCTGAACAAGAGCCAGGAGGAGGTCATAAAGGAGTTGAACAACGACGCCTTGAACGTCCACGTGTGCAGGAACGACTGGAAGCACTACAAGGGGTTCAGGAACTCCTTCTTCGTCGGGATGAACAGGAAGTACGAGTTCCAGGAGACCATGGTGGTCCACTCGTTGGTCAGGGCCCTCCAGTTGTCGGACAACAAGGCCGTCATCTACCCGAACTCGTTGGAGATGACGAACTTGATGGACGACATCGACGAGAAGAAGATGGAGATCGAGAAGTCCTCCTCGCCGTCGACGGTGCTGTTGGACGAGAAGGAGGAGATGGAGAAGAGGCTGATGGACATGTCGACCGACGTGATCGGGTTCATCAGGTTCATCAAGAACAGGGAGGACAAGGTCAGCACCCTGTTCATGATGGACAACATGAAGGAGTTGATGAACATGTTGGACAAGGCCTCGTTGGAGATCGCCTCCATGTCCAGGATGAAGAGGAACTCGCACCCGAAGATGAGGCAGATCAACTTCCACATGGAGGACATCGGCATCTCCTCCAACGCCGAGGACATCCTGAACTTCATGTTCGACCCCTCGAAGGACTTGAGGAACTCGACGATCAACTCCTTCAACAGGTTGATGACGGTCTTCAACTTCGACAAGGAGTTGTGCGTGAAGAACCCCTTCAAGTTCATCAGGTCCACTTTCAAGGACATGGAGTACGGGTACAAGTCCTTCATGGAGTTCCTCAGGTACAACGCCAAGATGGCCAAGAACATCTCGATCAACATGATGTCGGACTTCCCCTGCACCGGGAACCTGTACGGGAACTTGATCAACTACATCCGGTCGAGGATGTCCCCCTTGTACTTGTACTACCGGTCGGAGAACACGGTGGAGGAGAAGGTCGACTTGAACTTCCTGACCTTGATGAGCGTCAACGGCACCTACTCCGAGGCCATCAAGGAGAAGCCGAAGATAATGTCCAACGACAACAGGGTCTCCATGTCCAGGAAGTTGTGCTCCTACGGGGTGAACGTGTGGACCCAGATGGACATGGTGGAGAACAAGAGGCTGTTCTACGTGGAGAAGTACGACAGCAAGGCCAACATCAAGTACAAGTTCTGGACGGACATGAGGATGATCGCGAGGGCGAAGGAGATCTTGAGGGGGAAGAACACGAAGATCGAGATGGCCATAACCACGTGGGACGAGATGAACATCGACGACAACCCCAACTCCGTGGTGCTGATGAGGTACGTGGAGGAGAACAAGGACAGGAACATCTACTACCTCACCAAGGACAAGTACTCGGAGACGACGGGGTTGTCCTACTCCATCATGGAGAAGAACAACTTCCTGTACATGGCGGAGAAGAAGGAGATGACGTCGAAGTGGATCCTCAAGTTGAAGGTCGTGAACTCTAAGGACATGTACAAGAAGTCCTTGTTCCCCAAGAGCAAGTTCTTGGGGAACATCGTCAAGAACGGGATCGAGGCCGTGTTCAACCTCATGGAGGACAGGTACAGCGTGTCGCAGGACAGCCTGAAGAACATCAGGATGGAGCTCATGGGCTACTACGAGAACAACTTGATGGACGCGATCCACGAGCCCCCCTCGGTGGAGATCCTGGACAAGATCCTGCTCGACAAGGGCTGGATCTCCCAGGACTTGTTCAAGGAGAAGGAGGACGAGTCGGAGGAGGCCATGAGGAGGTACGACATCTCGGAGATCAACAAGCAGATGGCCCAGGCGAACATAATGGACCTGATACCCAAGCTCACCAGGATAATGGAGGCCAACGAGAACCAGAGCTCGACCGAGTCCAACAGCGACGTGTTGGGGTTCCAGGACTACTTGGGGGTGTCGCTCAGCTCGATAAAGAAGTCGTTGATCCAGTCCAGGAGCTTCGAGGAGTCGGACGAGAACCCCGACAACGAGATCCTGTCCTACGAGAGGATCAGCGTGATGAAGTACGTGGAGAAGGTGGTGCACTCGACGGTGAACTCCTTCATCAGGTTCCAGACGCAGGTCGCGAAGACCAGGTACGAGGACATGTTGAACAGCCAGTTCCCCGAGGCCTTCCACAACATGCTGTTGTGGGAGATCAGGTACAACTACCCGAACCTCAGCGACACCATGTCCCTGATGGTGTACAACATCTTGTTGAAGAAGATCACCACCAACACGCTCATCAGCCCGATGGACTCCCTGAAGCCGAGGAACCCGTCGGCCGAGTTGGCGCAGTCCATTCTGAGGACCCCCATGATCATCAAGGTGAACGAGACCCACAGGGAGGAGGTGCAGAAGATGGTGGAGCAGTTCATGTAGAAGGTAGGAGAAGTGGTAGTGGAAGTAGGACTACGTGGCGATGAACATCTTGCAGTAGACGTCCTTGTTGAAGTTGGTGTGAGTATATATAGA